CGAGCTCGAGTGCTCGCGCGCCATCTATCAGAAGACCGGCAAGCCGATCGAGCCGAACAAGTTCTCCGTGCCTTACGAGGTGCAGGAGAGCCGGCGGCCGATGACTCGTGACATGACGGTAGCTTCGGCCGGCGGCGGCGGTTACTTGGTCGCGACGGAGAATCAGAGCTTCATCGAACTCCTGCGCAACCGTTCGGTCGCCTATCAGGCGGGCGTGCAGCGTCTTCCGGGTCTCGTCGGCAGCGTGACGATTCCGAAACAGACGGTCGCCGCAACGCCGGTGTGGCTTGCGAACGAAGCCTCGACGGTCACGGAATCGACTCCGACGTTCACCCAGGTGGCACTTACGCCGCATACGGTAGGCGCGTACATCGAACTCTCGCGCCAACTGCTCCTGCAATCGCAGCCGGCAGCCGAGATGATCGCGATGCAGGACGTTTCGCAAGTGGCCGCAATCGCGGTCGACCTTGCGGTGCTGTCTGGCACGGGTGGTTCCGGTCAGCCGACCGGCATCACAGCGACGGGTTCGATCGGCGCATTTACCGGTACGTCACTGGCAGCGCCGGGTGTCCTCGACGCGCAGGCGGACGTGATCGCGGCGAACGTCTATCCGGTCTCGCCGGCCTACATCACGACGGGTGCAGTGGCGGCATTGTTGATGGCTCGTCCTGAGCTGCCGACGACCGGCACGACGCGGTTGTGGCTCGGCAGCATGGCAGACGGTCAGATCTTCGGCGTGCGGGCGATGGCGTCGGCGCAGATGACGGCGGCCACGATGCTGTACGGCGACTTCTCCAAGTGCGTCGTCGGTGAGTGGGGCACGCTCGAGATCGAGACGAACCCCTACGCCAACTTCCAAGCGGGAATCATCGGCATTCGGTCGATGGTCACGATTGACGTTGGTGTCAGGTACGCGGGCGCGTTCTCCTACGCGACCACCATCACCTAAGAAGGGACGGACAACCAATGATGTCCGCGGCCGGTTCTCCGCTGGTCGCGGGCGTCATTGCGTCCGAACAAAACACCATGTTCAGAAAAGTGAAAGTGATGCGGCCCTTCATGCTCGACAGAAAGGCGACGAAGGTCGGCGACATTATCGACATGCCGGCACATTCCGCGCTCGAAGTCGTGGCCTCTGGAAAGGCCGAGCTGGTGAAGGTGGAACCGGTCGAGGCGAAGGCCGAGACGGTTGATCCGGTTGCGCCGAAAGGGCGCGGGAGCAAGAAAGATGCTTGGTAATCAAGGTCAGGCGGCAACCCATGTGCTGCTCGTCAGTTCTCTATCGACGAGCACGACGGCGGGCGCGTCCTCGAGCACGACGTATATCGACGTGACGAAGTATTGCGGCGACCTTGTGTTCATCATCAACCCCGGTGCGATCACGGGGTCCTGCACGCCGGACATTCAAGACGCGACCGACGCGGCGGGAACGGCAACGGCGAGCATCGCGGCGAACGAGGGGGCTTACACGGCGCTCGCGGCGAATACGGTACGTAAGTACACGGTCAACGCCGACGCGACGCGCGGTTTTATCCGCCTGATTAACACCGTGGTCACTGGCCCAGTGCTCATCGGCGCGTCATTCCTCGCACACCCGAAGTATCCCTGAGTGCTCGACAGCGAGGCAGACCGCCTCGCGCTCATCCGAGACCTCGACGGCGAAACCGTTTCGCTGGACGAGACCGACGTGCTGGCGATCTTCATCGACGCCCATACGCCGGTCGCGTTCGGCGAGCACGTCATTGACAGTTCCGACCCGCAGATCGTGGGGCGGACTTCGGATCTCGCGAGCGCGACGAGTAGCAGCGTAATCACGCGCGGCACTTTGGCGTATGGCGTTGCAGCGATTGAGCCGGACGGCACAGGCATGACCACGATTCGGTTGCGTGAGCTGTGACGCACTACCGGCAGCAGCTTCGCGAGGAAGCCGTTGCGCTGCTGAAAGCACTGGACCTTCCGGCAATCGGTCCGCGTGTCTACGGCACGGTTTTCTTCGCAATCAAGCGCGACGAGTTACCGATCGTCACGGTCTGGCTCGACGGCGAGCTCATCGAAACCGAGTCAGGACAGTACGCGCGGACCGTAACGCTAATGGTCAGCGTGTTTATGGCCGCGGGCGATCTCGTCGAGAACGCCGTCGACGACGTATGCGCGCGGATCGAGCTCGGCTTTGACGCGACGTTAAGCGGTCTCGCTCGTCGCGGAAAGCTCATCGAGATGCGCGCCGAGCGCAGCACCGAAGGAAGCCAGGAATACATGCGGGCCGACCTCGCATACGAGCTTCTGTATTTCACGAATCCACAAAACCCACTCACTCAGGCCGCGTAGGCCGTTAGGAGCAGCACATGGCAGCGATTTCGATCACGGCGGCCAACGTCGTGTCGGCGGGCGGAACGATCGAGACGCGGACCTCTGGCGCGACGATTACCGCAGGCATGGTGGTCTATCTCGATGCCAACGGTCTCGCGCAGATCGCGACGAACACGGCGTCGGCTTCGGCGCTCCCTCGCGGGATTGCGTTGGACACCGCGTCGTCCGGCCAGCCGGTCACGCTTCAACGGGATGGAGACATCACGATCGGCGGCACTGCCGCGGTCGGCAAGGTCTATGTCATCGGGACGGCCGGCGGAATCATCCCGGTCGATGACATTGCCGGTACGGAGTACATCGGACTCGTCGGCATCGGCAAGACCGCCGCAATCCTCACGATCGTTCTCGGCACTGCTGGCGTCATTGCCGCGGGCGCGGTGAGCTGAGATGGCTAACCGTCTAGGCGACGACTACAAGCTGTACGTCGATAACGGCAGCACTCAGTACTTCGAGCTCGCGGGGCAGACGGGGTTAACGCTCGGCGGCCCTCAGGACTTCATTGAGCAGCAGGCGAAGGGCGACACGTACAAGATTCGTGTCCCAGGTCGGCCGGATCGAGCGGTATCAATCACCGGTAATTTGCGGCTTCCTGACCCGAACGGCATCGAGCGCGCGTTCTATCTCGCGGTGAACCGAACGGCGGCGATCTTTCAGATTCGCGTGCGGCCGTTCACTGGTTCAGACGTGGTTTTCTCGGCGTCCATGTACGCCGGCAACTTTCAGCGCGATCTTCCTGACCAGCAGAACGCAACGTATTCCTTTGACCTGACGCTGAACACGCAGCCGACCGTCGACATTCTCGGCGGCTAATGCATGTCCGACTACGGCATTCAGGAGGACCGCGGCGAGGTCGGGATCACGTTCCAGGACGTCACGTATCCGATGCGACCGAGTTACGAGGCGCAAGCGGCTATCGAGTCCACGCTCGGCGTCGGCATCGAGGAGCTGTGGTTGCGATTGCGCAATCTAGGCGCGGCAGTGAACGGCGTTCTGCCGGCTGGCACTGTAGGTCTACAGCTTCGCCAAATGGCCGTGATCGTCAACGAAGGGATTCGGGCGGCAGGGAAACAGCGCGGGGATAGGACGCTCCAGACGTTTCAGGCGGACCGGCTAATGGAGCTCATCGTGTCCGGCAGCCGCTTCGATTTGAACATGCCGCTGACCCGACTCCTCTCCAACATGCTTTTCGGCGGCGACACGGAAAAAAAAGCGGACGCCGCGCCGGCAGCGGCGACAAACCACGCAACCGCCGGGAACTAGCCGGCTCTATCTGCAATGCCTTCTCGTGGCGACCAGATGACTTTTGGTCCGCCACTCCGCACGAAGTTATGGCCATCCTCGAAGCTCGGGAGCGCGTAAGTGGCGAGGCTTGACGACTTAGAGTTTCGCATCACCGCCTCGACCGATAGCCTTCGCACCGAACTCAACCGCGCCTCTGGTGCCATCGACAAATTCACGACTCAAAGCGAGTCGCAATTCACCTCGATGCACAATCGCTTCACCCAAATCGCAGGGAAGATCCGCTCGACGTTTGCGCTTTTCGGCGTTGGGTTTGGCGTTGGGGCGTTTACGGCTTGGATCAAGAGCGCGACGGAAGTAGAAAAGCTCACCTCGTCGCAGGCCGAGAAACTGAAGGGCGCCCGCGAGGCCATGCTCGGTCTGCAGGGAGCAACGGACGACCTCGCGCAATCCATCGCCATTAACCTGGCGCCCGCTCTCGAGAAGGCGGCCAAGTTCTGGACCCAAATTTTCAGCCCCACCGAGCGCGCTGCCGGGTTTGAAAACGCCAAGCTCGCAATTCTCAATGGAGTGCTCGAGCAAAAAATAGAAGAGCTGAAGAAGCTACAGGGCGGCACTTCTGGCGGGATGAATCAGGAGATCGAACTCCGCAAGGAAATTGACCGCATTCTTAAGCAGATTTCCGGCACGCCGTCGTCGGGCGCTCAAGAATTGACACCGGCCCAGATGACTGCGGCTGCTCTGGCCGAGAAGTCGAAACGGGAATACGACGCGCTTGGGATTGAT